ATTTAGATTCTTTAATGAAAGATCCACAGGGTTTATCTAAAGAATTAAATCAAGCTTTAAATTCTGTGTTACAAGAAACTCTAACGCAAGAAGATTTGCAAAAATTATTTCCTAATGTTTATAGCTCAAAAAGTTTTATAGAATATGTGGACGAATCAATTAGCGATGCACTAAAAGGAATTAAATCTAAAAAATACGATGCACAAAGAGCTGTAAAAGGTAATAACGAAACTTCTGCAATAGATTTAAAAATTCCAAAATTAGCAATAAAGTTACCTAAGGTTAAATCAAACCCCAATATACTAAGAACTAAAAAAGGCGAATTTTTTAGTCTTACAGCATTAAGGGGACTACTTGACGCTCAATTAGTGCAACGCGTAAAAGAAAACATGGGCTCCGGTAATCGTAGAGACATATTAAACCTGCGTACTGGTAGATTTGCTGAAAGCGTTAAAGTAGAACAATTAAGTGAAAGCAGAGCAGGTATGATTACAGCATTTTATACTTATATGCGTAATCCTTATGCTACATTTAGTGATGGCGGCAAACAGCAATATCCTAAAAGCAGAGACCCTAAATTGTTAATAGGCAAATCAATTAGAGAAATTGCACAACAAAAAGTACAAAATAGGTTAAGGGCGGTGTTAGTATGAGTCGTAGAACTTCCATTATTAAAGCTATTACTGAAAAACTTAACCTAATTGATGGTGCCACACCTTATAACGTTAACCTATTTCAAAATGCTTATGCTAAATTAAAATTCTGGGACGAAGTACAAGACTTTCCTAGCGTATATTTAACGCCCGGTACTGAAATGCGCGAATATCATCCAAGCGACTTTGTTTGGGGATTCTTAGGTGTTAGTATTAAAGTATATTGTCACGGTGAAACTAGCAGTGAGCAGCTAGAAAATTTACTAACAGACATAGAGTTGTGTATAGACAGTAACCGTCAGATAGTATACGACACAACTAAAAATTATTCCACTACTGAAATATTAATTCAGTCGATTACTACTGACGAAGGACTACTAGCTCCATACGCAGTAGGTGAAATTAACTTACAAGTCCGATACGAGATCATGTAAGCAACCATGCCTAAGTGTTAAAAACAGATAAATGTCTAGTTTATGCATAGCGGCATTAACAAAAAGGAAATGAGATGGCATCGTCATTTAATTTAATTCGCGATAGTAGAGTCTTCTTTACTACAAACGTCAATAGCTTTGGTGTAGTAAACTCAACTGGTTTTTTGAATGGAGCCTATGGCACAGGCAATACTTGGGAAATTCAAGTTCAAGACGGATTTAGTTTTAGTCAAAATACCACAACAGAAACCGTTACACTAAATGAAGCCGGTGATACCCCTAACCGCGGTCAACGTAACTTCAACACTGCACTAGAAGCAGTTGATTTTTCTTTTAGTACTTATATTCGGCCACGTAATGCTGGTAGTGTTATTGATGCTGAAGAAGGCGTTCTTTGGAACGCCATGTTTAGTGCAGCGCCTATTCCTGCAATAAGTTTATCTGGTGTAGCACATACTGCTTCCAGCGGAGTATTTAGTTGTACCAGTAATAGTACACTGGCAGTTGGAAATATTGTTACTGTTAGCGGTAGTAATACAACACCAATAAGTTTTGCTGGTGTTGCAACTGCAGTTGGTTCCTCGGGTGTATTTACATGCGTTTCAAACTCCTCATTAGCAGTTGGTGGTACAGTTACTTTTTCAGGTACTAATACTGGTACTGGTGTTATAGCTAATGGTACTTATTATATTACAGCAACAACTGGTCCAACTAACTTTACCTTAAGTCTAACATCTGGTGGTGCTGCAATTTCAACACCAACAACCGGAACAATTATTGGACAAACAGCTCTTTATGTAGCACCTGGCGGTGTTACTGGTTTAGCTAATGGTACTTACTACATTACAGCAACAACTGGCCCAACTAATTTTAGTTTAAGCACAACACTTGGCGGAGCTGTTATTACCGGCGTAGTTGGTACTTCAGTTACTGGTTTAACTTTTACCCATACTGTAACCGCAGGTATTAACGCATGGCAACCACGTGTTAGTTCAGCAGTTTGCTCATTGTTAAACAGCGGTAAGCATCAACTGCAACAGTTTGGTTTAGTTATTGTTCTTGGCGGTACTACTTTTGTAATCGATAACTGTGTTATGGATTCAGCAACCATTGATTTTGGGTTAGACGCTATTGCTAGTATTGCTTGGGCAGGAAAAGGTAGTTCTTTACGTCAACTAAGCAATTCACCAATTCTTACTAATAATACTACTACTGGCGTTGTTACTTTTGCACCTCCTACATCAGCACTAAGTTTTACTGGTGTTGCAACTGCAGTAAATGCTAGTGGTGTATTTACATGCGTTTCAAACTCCTCATTAGCAGTTGGTGGTACAGTTACTTTTTCAGGTACTAATACAACACCAATAAGTTTTACTGGTATTTCACCTGCAGTAAATGGTGCTGGTGTATTTACATGCGTTTCAAACTCCTCATTAGCAGTTGGTAATACAGTTACTTTTTCCGGTACTAATACTGGTACTGGTGTTGTAGCAAACGCCACTTACTATATTACAGCAACAACTGGCCCAACTAACTTTACCCTAAGTTCAACACTTGGTGGTGCTGCAATTACAACAACACTTGGAACAATTATTGGACAAACAGCAGTTATGACTGGTAGTGGTGTTGTAACAAACGGCACTTACTATATTACAGCAACAACTGGTCCAACTAACTTTACCCTAAGTTCAACACTTGGTGGTGCTGCAATTACAACAACAGCCGGAACACTTATTGGACAAACAGTTGTTCATACTTTACCTGGTAGTCTTACTGGTACATCTAATTGGAAAAACATCAGTGCACCTTATCTTGCCAATAAGCTAAGCACAGTAGTATTAGATACTGGAATTGGCACCGGCGGTACAGCATACACAGTTGCAATTACTGGTGGTAATTTAACATTTGCAAATAACGTTAGTTATTTGACTCCTGCTAATCTAGGTGTTGTTAATACTCCAATTGTGTACTTTACAGGTACTCGTGCAATTAGCGGCACAATGAATGCCTATTTACGTACAGGCACTCTACAAACCGCAGGATTGTTAAAATCATTGCTAGAAGGCAGCTCTACAACAGTAGATCCAGCATTCTACATGAAATTAAGCATCGGTGGTAATCCAACTGCTCTTTGTCGCGTAGATATCGAAATGCCAGCAGTCATGCTTACAATTCCTACAGTTGCAACGGAACAGGTTGTTTCCACAACTATTTCGTTTACAGCTCAAGGTTCAGCAAGTAGTGCCTTTGATATTGAACAACTTAACGAAGCAACAATTACTTATATTGCTTAATTAAAACTAACCAGAACTGGGCCTTATGGCCCAGTTCTAACCCATAAAGGTAAACATGTCACTTTCACTTAAAAATTTACTTGTACCCTCAAAAGCAGTAACTGTAGAGTATCCCGGAATGCCTGACTTTAAAATTGAGTTAGCATTTTTATCTCGTGAAACACTACAAAATATTCGTAAAAAGGCTACAAAAACTACTTTTAAAAATCGTCAACCAGTAGAAGAAGTTAATGACGATCTTTTCCTAGAACTTTATGTTAAATCTAGTATTAAAGGTTGGTCAGGTTTAAAACTTAAGTACCTAGAACAACTTGTACCCGTGGATTTAACTGGTCAAGATGCAGAACTACAGCTTGAATACAACGAAGAAAATGCGCTTTATTTGATGAAAAACTCCACAAACTTTGATAGTTTTATCAGCGAGCAGGTAACAGATTTGGGAAACTTTTCTACGAGCAAGTAAACCAAATTGAAGATATACTTACTAGGTATATGCAAAATAGTAATGTTGGCGTAGACTTAGAAACTTATCTTGAAATGTGCGAAATGCTCGGTGAAGAACCTGTTGAAGAAAATATGCCTGTTGAGTTTTCAGAGTTACCTAATTTAATTCAACAGTGTTTTGTTATACACAGAACACTAACAGATATTTGGGATACTATGAATGGCAACTACTTAGGCAAAGATTATTCAATTGTATTTAAATTGTTTGACTTGTACGAAATAGAACAAGGTGAAAGACTATTTGTATTAGATATTTTACACATAATTGATGGTATTAAGTCAAAAAATATAGCAGACAGAATAGAACAAAAACGCTCTACAGCTAAGTAATTAGTTGTAGAGCGTTTTTTTGTGTACATAAAAATTATAGTTGACAAAATAGTGCCCTTGTGTTATAATCGTGTTTAAGGTAAAACCTGTATTAAAGTTTTAATACATAAAAGTTGCTGTTAGGAGATATAATGGCTACACAAAATACTACTACTTATAATGTAGAAGTTACTGACGGTGGTTCAACAAAGAGACTAATTTCAAATATTGAAACACTTATTAGTAAACTAAAAAATGCTCAAAACGAAGCAAAACAAGGTATAAATACTGGCGGTACTACTGGTAGTCGTAGTTTATCAGAAAGTGCAATGAGTGGTAGTTCATACGGCAAGCTGCGTGCTACTGGTACTGGAACAGGTGCTGCTGCTAGAGACTTTGCCAAAGAATCCCAAGGTTTGGGTGGATTAGTTCGTTTATACGCAACCTATGCCGCTAACGTATTTGCACTTAGTGCGGCTTTTGGTGCGCTTAGCCGTGCTATGGATACTACTAATATGATTCGTAGTACGGATCAATTAGGTGCTAGCGTTGGTAAAAGCTTAGGTAGTGTCAGTAAAAATATTGTTCAATTAACTGATGGTGCAATTTCACTACAAGAATCACTGCAAGCAGTAGCAAAAACTAGTACTGCTGGTATTGCTAACAAAGATATTGAACGTTTAGCAGTAGTAGCTAAAAATGCTAGTCTAAGTTTAGGCATTAGTTTGCCCGACGCGTTAAGTCGTTTAAGCCGCGGTGTTGTAAAATTAGAACCTGAATTACTAGACGAGTTAGGATTATTTACTAAAATTGGACCCGCAACCGAGGCATATGCTAGAAGTGTAGGCAAAACTGTTGGTTCGCTTACTGATTTTGAAAAACGTCAAGCATTTACTAATGCAGTAATTAAAGAAGGTGAAGATAAATTTTCTGCACTTGGTGCTGCTGTAAATGCTAATCCTTACGATAAATTACTTGCCTCTTTACAAAATTTAGCACAAACTGGATTAGAACTTGTTAACAAAGTTTTAGGACCAATTATAAATTTACTTTCAGAAAATCCAGCTGCTTTAACTGCTGCTATTGCTGCTATTGGAATAGCACTTATTAAGCAAGCATTGCCTGCTTTTGGACAATTTAAAGAAGGTTTAAGAAGTGCAGCAGATGATGCTAAAGATTTAGCAATACAAAAAGCTGATGAAGCTAGACAAGCCAGGAAAAAAATTGAAAGATTAGCTACTAAAGATTTTGAACAAGAAGCAGATAATGCACTTAAAGCTGTAGTAGCACAAGAAAAAAAGATTGAACAATTACGTAAAAAAGGTCAGTTTGATCCAGCAGGAGCAACTGCACAAGCTTTAGCCAAGGATACTGCTGATGTTAATGGCAGAGACTTTAAGAAGATGGAAGAAGAGCGGCGTAAATATTTAAAAGAAGGTAATGCACAAGCCGCACAAGCCGTAAAAGGCACAATGGAATCATTTAAGGCGTATCAAACTTTAGAAGATCAAGTAACAAAAGTTCGAATGGCTGAAGAAGCTAGGACTAAAGAACTAGAAAAAGGTAATACCCGTTTAGCTTCTAATATTGAAGCTGCACGCAAAGCACAGGACAACTATACTAAAGAAACAATTGTTTCTGCTGCAGCTACAAACCAAGGTTTAATTGGAGCAAGTGGTGCCTGGCAATTACTTAAACAAGATATTGACAGCTCAGGCCTTGAACTAAGCAAATTTGAAAAAGCTTCACTTAAGGCTCGTGGCGGTGTTGCAATTTTAACATCAGCAATAGTTGATTTAGGGGCTGCAGTTGGAAATTTTGTAAATAGAATTTTAATGGTTATAGCAGTTTACGAAATACTTGATTCATTTTTATCAAGTAATTCTAAAGAACTGCAAAAATTTAGTTCTGCATTAGACACTGCAAATGAATCAGTTGATAATACTAATAGAACGTTAAAATTAATGTTTGGCACTATGAATGGCAATGTAAATAGCATTGAAGGTATTAATGCTTTAGCCAATGCATTTAGAGAAGTATCAAGAAGTGCTGATGAGGCAGCTATTGCAGCAGCAGAAGCTAAACGTTCTATTCAAACAGGTAATCTATTTGATAAATTTAAAGATTTTGCCAGTAGTGCATGGGGTGGAGACGTTGACTCTAAATTAGCAGATACTCTTAGTAAGCAAATATTATCTAGTATAGATCTTGCAAGAGCAAGTGGTGTTGGCGATAAATTTGAAGCAGAGATAAAAGATTTACTTAAAATAAATAATTTTAATACTTCTGAGGTAACAGACGCTCTAGTAAAATTAGGCAATGAGGGAGCAAAACCTGTTAGAGAAAAGATTAAACAGTTTGGAATAGATATTAGTAATGCAGATAGTAAATTACAAAAATTTAAATCTTCAGTAGAAACTACTACTAAATCTTATCAAGATTATTTATTAAGTGTTTCTAGTCAAGATCCTTTATTTAAACTAGGCCAAAATATCAATAATTTAGGCGTAGAAATGGAAACCCTTACACAGGGCAGTTTTAAAGAATTTAACGCAGCATTGCTTAAATTAGGAGAATCTCCAGAAAAAATTGCATTTTTTGGTGATGCTTTTACTACTCAATTTATAAAAATAAGATCTGAATTACAACAAGACTCAAAACTTTTAAGCCAATTTAGGGGTCAATTAGTTGAAGCTCAAAAAGCGCAAAGAGAATTTGAAGATGCAAATACTAGTTTAGTATTTGGTAGCCCCTCTAAAATGACGGAACAAGAACAGCTACAAAATTTAGGAACTAAAGGTTATTCACAATATGTTGGTTTAAAAGCAAACGCTCAAATTGCTGCTGAAAATGTGCAGATTGTAGCAGATAAAGACAGTTTTGAAAAAGCAAAAACTTTATTTGTTACAGGCATGAATTCAGCTTTTGATAAAGGTGCTGAGTTAATACAAACAGCTCTTAAAAATGGTGCTGAATTAAATGCTGTTAAAATTGCTAGAGCAAGTGCTCAATTTTTAACCGGTGCAGAAAAAGCCAGAGAAGAAGGCAAATTAAATCAACAAGAATTTGCTATTAGATTAAAAACTATTAAAAGCAATGTTGATTTAATGCTAAATCAAGATAGATTAATTGCTGTTATTGCTGAAAATACTGCAGCTGTTACAGTAGCTAATTTAAAAGATAGCGATAATCAAGCTCTGAAAGAACAAGCTCAAGCACAACTTGACGCAACCAAAGCATTTAGAGTTATAATAGACAAACAACTTAAGGCTGGACAAATTCCAAATTTTAAAGCTGAACTTAACGCGGAATTAGACTGGGGCAGACCTCTTAGTGAGTTAGGACAAGCCATGCTTAAACAGATGGTAGGCAATGCAACTCCAAGATATGCTGCTTTAGCCCAAGGCATGCAAGATGTTAAAGCAGCAGCAAAAGTTGATGAAAAAACAACAGAGGGTAAAGTAATTCAAGGAAAGGCTGAAGACCAAAAAAGAAGGCTAACTGCAGAAGCTAGTGTTACACAAGCAATGAAAGATCAGCTTGCACTAAAAGAATCTATTTTAGGAGTTGCTGATGAAACCTTAATTACAACAGAAAATCAAAAAGCACAAGAAATTCTATTAAAGAATCAAGCAAAAGAACTGGCTGATGCAACTGCAGCAGTAGCAACAGCTAAACTTGCTACAGGAGTGATTAATAAAGAAAGTGTTGGTAACGCTGAAGCAATACTTAAGGCAACTCAAGAGCGTCATATAATTGAATTAGACACTAAAGCAATTCAAGATAGGCAAAAACTGTTACAGTTTGAACTACAGGCTATTAACAGAGCATATGAAATAAATAAAGCTAATTTAGATGTAGATATTGCTCGTAGTCAAGTATCTTATAATATGACTATGGCTAGGTTAGGTGTTTATGCTAAGTTATCTAGTACTTCAGAACAATTTTTAGCAAATGAAACTGCTAGAATAGAACTTGCTAGAGCAGATGAAGATTCTGCTGAAAAACTAAGGGCCATTGAGATTGATCGTGCAAAGAAAATTGACGAGATTAATAAAAAAATAGACGTAGTCGGTAGCGATAGTGGTGAATTAACTAAAGAAATGAATCAGGTAACTGAATTAGCGGAAATAGCAAAACAAAAAGTTAAAATAGAAACAGATGGTAAAAAAGATATTTTAAATCTTAATAAACAAATTGCATTAGTAGAAGCTAAAATTGCTGAACGTGCTAGACAATATGAACTTGAACAGTCTAAAGCTCAGACAAATTATATTGAAAAAAATGCTGCTCTAGAAAAAAGTAGAATGACTGTTAGTGCTTTAGGCGATATTGGTGGTGCTGGTAGTACATTTGCTACTGGTATGACTAACAAAGCCCTAGAAAATCAACAACGTATTGCTGAATTTCAAGAATCAAATCGTAAGTTAAATGCTGAGGAAAACAGAAACAATCAAGATGCTGGCGATAAAATATTTGCGCTTAAAGAAGCTGAATTTAAAATAACTGAGCGTTTAGCTCAAACAAAAAGTTTAATGGTACAGCAAACAGAAGCTGAAAAAACTGAAACAAGAAAATTACAAGATGATTTAATTGCTAATAAAAACTTACAAAAAGAGATTGGAAAAGAAGCTGTAAGACGTACAGAACTTACTGAAGAAGAACGTAAAAAACTTGAAGCGCAAAATGAAATTAGAGAGCATCAAATTAAGCTAGATACAATTCGACTTAAACTAGCAGAAGATATTAGACAAGTTAATTTAAACGCAGCACTAGAAACCAGTAAGCGAGAAATTAAAAATTCTGAAAGACTAGGAGAATTAGAATTAAAACGTTCTAAATTAGATGTGTACGCACAAAATAATTCTAGCGCAGAAGTTTACCTAGCCAAAATTAAAAGTATTAATGAGGAAGAAACTGCTAGATTGCAAACACAAATTCAAATTAGCAATCTTCAGGCTCAAACTAAAACAGCAACAGCTATTGCAGGTGCTCAAAAAGTAGCAAATCAAGCTTTAACAGCCGCTGGTAAACAAACTCCAGACCAGCAGGCAGCAGCAGATGCACTAATTACACTTGAATTATCTAAACAAACAGAACTTAATAATAATGCTATACTTAATGCACAAGTACAACTTGATTATAAATTAAAATCATTAGCTGTTACAACAGAGCAAAATATACAACAAGCTAAATATAATGAGTTGCTAAGAGCAAGCAATGATCTATCTACTAGCTTAAAAGACACTTTTGGGTTATTTGGAGATAAGGTTAAAGCAGTTGGCGAAGCCCTTGGCGAAACGGTTACCAGATTAACTGAAAGTAACATTAGACAAGAAAAATCTGCTAAACAACAACTAGAAGATGAAAAAAAGCTAAATGATTTAAAAAGTAACAGCGGCGCAGACGAACAAAGTATTATTGACTTGCAAAACAAAATGGCAGACGATAAAAAGAAAAATAACAAAGAAGAGTTAAAAGGTGATTTAGCCGCTATAAGTTCAACTAAAAAGATGTTTAAAGAAAAAACAGCAGCTTATAAAATATTTGCTGCCATAGAAAAAGCATTAGCTATTGCACAAGTAGCTTCAAATGCTATGGTATTAGCTAGTAAACTAACTACTGAGGCAGGAACTACTGCAGCTACTACAGCAGGTACTGCTGCTCGTATGCCAGCTTATATTACAGATATTTGGGGACAAACTTTAGGTAAATTACCATTTCCTATGGGTGGTATAGTAGGTGCAGGCTTAGTAGCATTATTATTAGCAGCTTTTGGTAAAGGTGGTAGTAGTAAAGCGCCTCCAATGGTTACAGCAGCTCAGCGTCAAGAAACTCAAGGCACTGCTATGGGTTATAATGCTGTTAGTGAAAAAATACAGGTACGTCGTGGAGTGTTTGGCGACGAAAATGCAAAAAGTGAATCTATTGACAACTCCTTAAAACTAATTGCTGAAAATAGTGTAGATGGCCTAGATTACGATAATAAGATGCTTAATGCTTTAAAAGGATTACGTGACGCATTAACAGAATCTGCTCAAGCACTTTTTGGAGTCAAAGGACTACGTAGTGGCACTGCTTTTGGAACTGTAGAAGGCGCTAATAGTAGCGGAGGATGGTTTGGTGTTAGTGGTTTATTTGGCAAAACAACAACTCGTAACATTATTGATAGCGGCATAAAAATAGCAGGTACTTTTTTAGATCTTGCTAAAGCTGGTAGCGGAGTAATTCAGACTTTTGAAACAGTAAGCACAACTACTAAAAGTAGTGGATTCTTTGGCATTGGCAGTAGCAGTAAAACTAGTGTTGGAACAAATTTTGGTATGCTAGACCCTAAAGCTGAAGCAGCTTTACGAAATGCTTTTAGTTATGCTGGAGATTTGCTTTACAGTATTGGTGAAAAGGCGGGTAAACTGCCTGATGAGATTGCAAAGGGAATGGCCGGTGTTAGTGTAGATGAATTAGTTTCATTGCGTGGATTAACTGGCGAAGACTTTAGCAAAGAACTTAGTAATGTAGTAGGTGCTATACTAGATGATGCCACATTTGCAATATTTAGCGAATTTGAAAAATTTGCTAAATTCGGCGAAGGCATGCTAGAAACTGTGGTTAGAGTAATAGATACTAATACCAAGGTTAATCAAGCTATTAAAAATATTGGCACTAGCATTAGTGGTCAACTTACACAAAGTCTTAACTTTAGTATTTTCGGTATTAAAACCAGTATAAATCTTTTGAGCACCACCTACGATAAACTTACCAATGATATAAGTGAAGCACTAGTAAAAGCAGCTGACGGACTGGACAACTTTTTAGACAAAGTAGAAAATTTTAGATCAAACTTTTTAACCGAAGCAGAACAATTAGCACCAATTAACGCAGCATATCGCAAAGGTTTAATTGACTTAGGTTACAGTGCAGATATTAGTCGTGAAGAACTTAAAAGTTTAATTCAAAACTTTGATCTTTTTAATCCTGCTGCTGGACGTGCTGGTAAAACTACTGCAGAAACTTATATAGCATTACTTGATATTGCTAATGGATTTGACAAAGTGGCCGATGCTGCTGAATCTGCAGCTAAAAAGATCAGTGATGAACGCGACGGTTTAAAACGCAAACTAGATGAGTTAACACTAACCACTGAACAACTACGAGATATAGATGTAAGTAAACTAGACGCTAGCAATCAAGCATTACAACGTCAAGTATTTGCAATGCAAGATATGCAAACAGCAGCTAAAACACTGCAGACTAGACTAAACGATGTAACTAAAACTATGAAATCGCAAATTACTAGTTTAACTGACTATCGTCAATCGCTGATGATTGGTGATAAGTCTACACTTACTGCAGTAGATCAGTATCAATTAGCTAAAAAGAATTTAACTGACTTATATCAAACAGCTACTAGTACAACCGCAACTGAAGAACAACGTAATACGGCACTAGGAAAGCTTCAAGGTGCTAGTGACCAGGTACTTACATTATCTCGTCAACTTTTTGCTAGTGGCGAACAATACAGTGTTGACCAAGCAACTGTAATTGGTATTATAGACGCTACAAAAGCAGACTTAGAAGCACGCAAAACTGATGCTGAACTTCAATTAGAAACATTAAAAACTAGTAATAGTTATCTACAAAGCATTGATACAGCTTCACAAACTACAGCGCAATTAATTGAAACATATTTAGCTTCTGTATCAACTTACAATACTGCAGCAACTGCAGCTGGCGGCAATATTGTTGGTATACCTAAACTGGCTAGTGGAACTAATTATGTTCCTTATGATATGCTTGCACAAATTCATCAAGGTGAACGTATTATACCTGCTGCAGATAATCAACAGTTAATGAATACTAATATGGAGATGGTGCAAGAAATTAGATTGTTAAATCAACGTATTGGTGATTTAGAGCAAGCAATTGTTGAAGGTGCTGTAATTAATGCACAAGCAACAGATCGTAACACAGAAACACTTAGCACAGCAATTGGCGCAAATGCGGACAAAGCAATTCAGTCTGCAAGAATCCAGACAAGGGCAACAATTAAATGAAAACAAGAGATCAGATTATTGAATGGTTTAATACGCCAGGGCATGTTAAGTGCACTCTTTTAGATATTGATCAAGTATATATACCTGGCGGCAGTACTAGTGGTATTACATTAAATTTTTCTAGTATGGCCTATGATACCGGCGGCACCGCCTACAACGCTTGCGTTGTAGGCGGGCTGCAGTTTAGTGAACAACTTAATGCAGATGGACGTGCTAGTTTAAGTTTTGGTAGTATAAATTTAGTAAATACCTATGGTATTAATGATCAATTTTTAACTTATGTGTGGAATCGTAGACCAATTAAAATATACTTAGGTGATCCTAGTTGGGTTAAAAGTGACTTTGTATTAATTTTTGACGGACTAGTACAAGAGCTTACCAGTAATGGTGAAAATGAACTAGTATTAACACTATTTGATAAGTTGCAGTTACTAAACGATTCGCTAACTGAAAAAACATTGTTTAATACTACTGGATATAGTGAGGCGTCAAAAACAATTGCTGGTGGTGTAGTTACAAAAAATGAAAGCTTGCTGCCTATTACACTAGGCGAATGTTTTAATGTACAACCATTGTTAGTAGATAACGGCACTACCACTAGTGGTACTAGTGGTAGTGGTAATAGTTACATGGTACATGATGGACCTATTCAAGGTATTATTGAAGTTAGAGATAATGGCGTACCTATTCCAGTAAACGAAAATCTAACTGTAGGCACTTTTACATTACAGTCGTTGCCAGTAGGCACTATAACTTGTAGTGTTCAAGGTGATAATACTGCTGGTGCTTATACTAATACAGTACCTGGCATAATTACTAAAATTTGTACTAGTACAAAATATGGTACTATTGCACAAAATAGATTTAATACTAGTGACCTAGATTTTTCTACTACTGATACTAGAGCTGCAGGCATCTATATTAAAGATAAAGTAAATATGCTAGAAATATGTAATCAACTAGCTAGTAGTATTAATGCTAGTTTAATATGTCCTAGTATAAGCGTAAATTATACTACAGGTGCAATAAGTAGCAGTAAATTACGATTAGTAGAACTTAAAGTTCCTGATCCACTAGATATAAAATATGAGTTAACTGACGATTACCTAGTTGCAGGAACACAAGCCGTAACTGAAATATTTCCAGTAAAACCTAGTATTAAATTAGCATACTGTAAAAATTTTACTATACAAAGCAGTGTAGCCGGCGGTGTAAACCCTGCTAGTAAATTTGATGACGAGTATATATACAGTACAAAAGAAAATCTTACTAATAAACAAATATACAGAGATGCAGGCACTGTAGATGAAATATCTACTTTACTTATTGTATCTAGTCAAGCTGAAACAGAAGCTCAAAAAAGACTAGATCTTTGGCAAATACCTAGATTTTTAATAACCGGTACCTATTTACCACATTTTTTATTTGCACAACTTGGTGATACTGTTAAACTTACCTCAAGTAGATTTAACCTACAAACCGGAGCACCAGGCATAGTGTATAGCGTTAACAGAGACTGGATTACCGGAATGGTACAAATAGGAGTTTTAATTTAAATGGCAACTGCACCAGTTAATTCAAGAGATAACCTACTACAACTTTTAGTACCAAGAGTTCTTGGTACTACTAATAATTCTATATTTTTAAGTATAACTACCCAGCAATTTACCTATGATGCTGGTGGCGTAGCTCAACCTACATATTCTCTTATTACTGCTAATCTAGTAGGTAACATAACTGGTGCTATAACTTTTACAAGTACAGGTATTAAAACTAATAGTATTAATGGCAGTGCTGGCACGGCCAGTACTAGTAGTGTAATATTTGAAAAACCTACTAGTAATAGTATTAAAGTTTATCCTGCAGATATGTCTGCAGATATAGCTACTATTAGTGCAACTGTAACATATCAAGGTACTACTTATACTGCTACGCCAGTTACTATTCAAAGAACCTATGCTGGTATACAGGCAACACTAACACAACCAATTAAATATTATAGTACAGACTCATTAGGTGCCGGGTATACTATAATGACATTAGCAGACCAACTACTGCCTAGTAATGTTATTAAATTGGAATTAGGCAATGCTAGTACTAAATTTACTAGTGGTGTTACCTATACACCTACTGCAAGTAGCCCACAAATATTAGGTGGACTAAAGTTGTGGTTAACTAGTGCAGGCGAATTACAGTTGGAAGAGGTTAGTCTTGGTTCTTGGTCACAAGATAGTGTAAGTTTTACAGTAACTGCAACTAGAAGTGGTAGCTCATATACCGACACATTTACAGTAACTAAAAATAAGGCAGGTAATGCGCCTTATCAAACAGGTACTATTAGTTTGTATCGATGGGATGTTTTAAATCCAAGTAGTAACGGACACTTACCAAATGCCAAAAGCAGTTATGTATGGTTAACACAAACACATACCTATACACCTATACCAGTAATAACTGGTGGCGTTATTATCAATGATGATTCTTGGTATACTAGTCCTGCATCAAAACCTACTAGTAATGCTGATTGGCGACTGTGGAAAATTACATTAAATATTCAACAAATTACTACCGCCAATATTAGTAGTACTACTAGTCCGCAAACACTAACAAATATTGATTGGACTAGTAATTATAAAATAACTGAAGTAACTACTACTAGTAATGAATTTGTAAAAACAGGTGTAGCTACATTATATATAAATAATATACCTAGTAGCCTTCCAATTGTACCAGTAGGTCAAGGTGGATATATATGGAGTAGTAATACAGTTAATACTACTGGTACTACATTAAATGGATGGCAAGCTACTATTCCGGCACCAGCAGTAGGTCAAGCTTTATATAAATTTAGTGTAAGTTTAATTGCTAATGTTACTGATACAACTACTACAGTATATTGGACTAAAGGTATTATAGAATTAGTTACTGTCTATGGCGTAGTAGGCGCTAATGCTATTGGTGTAGATTTAGTTAATAGTTCACATAGCATACCTTGTGATTATCAAGATACTGCAACAAGTAGAAATTTTACTAACAGTGGTAATAAAATATTTGCTTATGATGGCACTACAGCACTTACAGCAATTGCTTACACTAGTGCTGCTGCAAGTACATTTTCAAAAGGTCAATATGTAGTAGAAGTAGATACTGCTGATGGTGTAACCGCAGGCACACAAACACTAGTTACTGAAAATGGTGCTACAGGAGTTAGCTATGCTAATTTAACTGCAGCAATTTTTAGTATTACAGTAACGGGTAGTTTGTTGTTTAAATTACGCGGTAAAAATTATGCTGGCGAAACATTTACATATTTAGTAAAACAAACTTTTAGTAAAGGACCTACAGGTACTCCAGGTACAGTTTCCTATCTTGTTGCAAACGCAAATATTATTGTAAAAAGTAATACTGGTATTTATACGCCTTCAACTATTACTTTTAGCGGTAGAAAAAATACTAATGGTTTAGTTACTGCAGAACCATTCTTTTTTAGTATATTTTTAAATGGTAGTTCAACAGCAACTGTTAGCACTACCTCAACAGTAATTGATTATACTTATACTATTCCTCCTAATACAACAATTGTAGAAGCAAGAATATATTCTACAAATCCTGCAACTGGATCGCCTGTAGCAATAGATACAGAAGGTATAAGTGTAGTAAGTGATGGTGTACAAGGTACCGCAGGACGTGTTGGAGATAGCGCCAGACGTGCTTATACAAAATCAACATTAACTCCTAATAGTACACCTGCAGTATATAATGGAAGTTCAGGCGACGCACTACCACCCACAGGTACTTGGTTTAGTACAAGTGGAGTTGCAGGTATAGGTATATGGTCTACTACACCGCCTACTATTAATGAAGGTGAAATACTATATCAAAGCGACGGTATTTATATACCAGGTGGAAATACTACTTGGGGATTTCCTTATTTAAGTTCATTAAAAGTAGGTAATTTACAGGCAATTACAGCTAATACTGGAGATTTATATGTAAGTGGCAGTCTTAGAGGCGGAGGTGGTGGTATTGGTGCCACTATTGATTTAAATAATGGTATAGGATATTACTTAGATAAAAGTGGTAATATGAGAGTAGGTAACCCTACTTCGGATTATTTAAAGTGGGATGGTACAAACTTACTTATTAATACTATTGGTAAAGTAACTATTGGTAATAGCACTGGTAGTAGAATGGTATGGGATGGCGTTGGTCTTAATATTTATGATGTTAATAATAAGGCAATAGTTAGTGCTGGCACAGTAGATTGGAATGTTATTAATAATATTCCTAGTAGTATAACCACAGCTGGACAAACCTGGGTTCCTGACGTTAATACTCAACTAATTAGTGGTATTGAACTTGCACGAACTACTGGTGGTGTTACTGCTTGGAATAATAAAGCATATACAATTGAATCATTTGTTGCCGGTGCATTTATAAGTTTTCAAGCGTATCAAACAAATGCCGAATTTCAATGTGGTTTTAGTATTAATCCAACTAATAGTTATGCAGCAAATTCAAGTTATGTTATTATAGACTATGGCATACGTTGCCTAGCAAATGGCACTGTACAAATATGGACAGGTGCAACTAATAAGAGCATTCCAAGTACTACATATACTACAGCCAATGTATTTAGTATAACTTACGATAATCAATATGTAAATTTTTATAAAGACGCTACACTACTACTTAGTATTGATACTGGTGCTATTAGTGCACTAAGATTTTCTGCAATTATTGCTTTTCAGACACCGGGGGCTAGAGCTAAAAATATTAGATTTGGCCCTAGTGCTAGTCGTGGCTCTATTGGTGTTTCTGGTAGTAGTACTGCAACAATAACGTTATATCAAAAAAGTGCTACAGTACCTTCTGTTCCAGTAGCTAATGCTGTTAGTTATACTATAAATACTAATACTGTTACAGGTAGTGGTAGTTGGTTACAAACATTGCCTACTGTAGATAATACACCTACTTATGCAATTACAGCCACAATTGTTACTAGTACTCCTGGAACAGCTTTTCCAATACCTAGTTGGTCTACACCAGTAGTAATGGCGCAAAGTGGTACAGCCGGAGCACCCGGTAATAGCATTAGAGTGCTGCAACTATATCAAAAAAGTGCTACAGCACCTAGTGCTCCTAGTGGTGTTGGATACATTATTAGTACTAATAGTATAACTGGCAATGGTAGCTGGCAACTAACAATGCCTGCTGCTGATAGTACACCTATATACATGATTAGTGCTATAGTAAGTACTAGTACTCCTGCAACGTCTTTTTCAATACCTAGTTGGACTACGCCTGTAATAGTAGC